TCATGGCTTCTCCCAGTGGGAGTCGATCCCGAACAGGGGCGGCGGCGCGGGGCGGTCATAGAGCCCGCCGGCCGCCTGCTTGGGGGCGGAGACGCGTTCGACCTTGGCCTCGCGTTCCAGGACGCTGGCCTGGCGGGCGAGGTAGGCGGACAGTTCGCGGCACTGGTCGGCGTCGAGTCGGGCGGGGCGGCCGGTCTGCGCGCCGACGGACAGGGCGAGTACGCCGCTCATCCGTTCGTTGCGCACGCCGACAACAGAGCCGTGGCGGACGGTCAGGGTGGCCTTGTGCTCGGTGGTCTCGATCACGGTGTTCTCTCTTTCCTCGGTCAGGTGGCCAGGTTCAGGAACGCCTGGACTTCGCGGGCGGAGTGCCCGCCGTCGTAGCGGACGGTTTCGCCGTCGCCAGTGATCTCCAGCCGGTAGCCATCGCCGCCGTCGGGGGTGACGTGCAGGGTCGCGCCGCCGCGCAGGGGGAAGATGCCGACCGGGTTGTTCATCGCAGGTTCCTTCCGTGGGGGTTCGGAAGGGTTGAGCCGGGGCGGTTAACAGCGGTCCTCACGAGGCGTCCCGCAGCTTCTTCACGGCCCTGGACCAGGTGGCCTTGACGGTGCCGGGAGTCTTGCCGAGTGCTTCGGCTATCGCGGTGGCGTCGAGTCGGCCGTCGTCGGTGAGCATCGGGGGCTCGCCGTCGAAGCCGAACGCGGCTCTGGCGATGGCGGCCTCGGTCGGGGACATGGTGGCCAGCAGCTCGCCCGCCTTGACCTGGGCGGCTGTGGCGAAGCGGGCGGACGTCTCGGCCTCGGCGTCGCGGTCGACGATCGCCCCGGTGGCGTGCTTGCCGCGCTTGGTGCCGGTGACCCGGACGCCCTTGCAGCGCACTGCGTCTCGGCTGATGGCGATCGGGTTGAGGGCCAGGGAGGGCTGGAGGTCGGTGCACCAGCCCGCGGTGGTGGTCCAGGCCACCTCTTCCCGGCCGCCTCGGACCTCGGTGTGGACGCGGCGGGTGCGGGGGGCGGTGCCGAGCGGGGTGTACTCGACCAGGCGGTCAGGGTCCTGCGCGGTGGAGGCGTCGAGCGTGTTCTCCGGGACGCTGTCCAGCGGCAGGGGCCGGGTGAAGGACGCGGCGGCGAGGTCGGCCTGCTCGGCGGAGAACCGGCGCTTGGTGACCGGGTGGTTGACCAGTTCCTCCTTCGCCGCCTCGAAGTCGCCCTTGGAGCGCATGAGAGCACCCATGAACGCGCCTGCGGCGTCGCGGGACGCGTCGGGGGCGATCTCGCGGGTGGCGGCTGCGAGGCCGTCCAGCTTGGCCCGCTGGAACGCGTAAGAGGTGAACTCGGCGCGGTTGTCGGCGTCGACGTCCCATGCGTGGATCGCGCGCCAGAAGCTCAGCCGCATCTCCTGGGCGATGTCCTGGGCGGCCTGGTGACTGTCGCCCTCCATCTGCTGGGCGCGCTTGCGCGAGACGGACAGGGCGATGCCTTCGAGCCCGTTCAGGATCTCCTCGGTGGCGACGCGGCCCCGGTCGAGCTTGCCCACACCGGTCAGGGCGCTCAGGGGCTTGGGGGTCTGGGCGAGGGTGATCAGGGCGGGCGTGATGCAGGGGGAAGGCATGAAAGTTCCTTGGCATGTACAGGTCATATGGATGGGCGTGCGGCATCGGCGCGCGGCGGGCCGCAAAAGGGCATGGCGAAGCCAGCGGCCGGCGAGTCGGCCGCGTCAGGGCATGAAGAAGCCCCGGCGGGCTCGGCGGCCGCGTCGGGGCATGAAGAAGCCCCTGCCGGTTCGGGTCAGCCGAACGGCGGGGGCGGGCAGCGGTGTGACGTCAGGTCAGGCCGCGGAAGGTCCCCAGCAGTATCGGCAGGCTGCCGGTACCCCGGAGAGGGTGAGGCGTCGGGAGAACAGCGCCATGCAGCGGGCCAGGCGCGCAATCATGGCGCGCAGGGAATGGGTCCTGCGCGACGGGGGAAGGCTGATCCGGCGGGTGTTGAGCCCCGCTAAGATCGCCCGCACCTTCCTGGCGCGGGCGCGTTTGGCCTTCCTCGGGGGCAGTGCCTCCAGGCTGAGGCGGCTCCCGTTGGTGACGCCCATGGCGCGGCGGACGGCCAGCGCCTCGGCCGGGGTGATGGTCTCTGCGACCTCCCGTCGAATGCGGCCGATGCGGCGGAGGTGCCACTGCATGCCAGCAGCCCGGGACCATCCTCCCCGCCGCATCTATTACTCCTGGTCACCGGCCGCACGTCCCTTGGTGCAGCGTGTGAAATGAGACTAAACAGAGTCTTATAGGTGCTCAAACGACAGGATTACCCCAAAAAGGGTCTTTCGTCCCGATCAAGGTCGCCACCTGGTCTTTTGTAGGTAAAGTGCAGGTAATGTGACTTGTGCCTCACTTGCCGTGTTCACGTAGGTATGTCGCCCCTTGGTCGAGCCGGGCGGAGGAGTCCCCGAAGTGACCGAGGGCGGCGTTCTCCCCTCTGCACAACAGCCTTCTGACGGCCTGTCCGTGGGGTCTGTCGTGGTCGTGGTCCACGACCAGGCGGTCCCCGGCCACAGCCTTCTGCCCGCAGATCGCGCACCGCCACCGCTGGCGGCGGCCCATGGCCTCGTAGTCACTCAGCGTGATGCCGTAGACCCTTCGCAGCCAGGTGTCCCGGCGCTTGCGGACCACCTGCGGGTCGCGGTTGGCCTTGTTGTTCGCGGCCTTCACGCATGGCCGGCAGACGTTCGCCCGGCCGTTCGGCGAACGCTTGCGCTTGCCGAACTGGCCGAGCGGCTTCTCGTCGTCGCACACCTCGCAGAACTGGGTGTGCGCGCTCTCCGGCTCACGCCGCATAGGCCCACTCCTTCGGCAGCTTGTAGCCGTCCGCCCAGCTCGGCCCGTACACCTCGGGGTCCGTGTCCAGCGGCACGCCCAGCAGGTCCATCTTCATGGCCTCGGCGCACGCGCGGGCGACGTCTGCGGCCTCCTCCTTCGGAGCGGTGCCCACGACCTCGTCGTGCACCCACATGGTGAGGTAGGGGGTCAGGCCCTGGTCGTCCATCCGGATCAACGCCTGCCCCATGGTGTCGCGGGCGGTGGACTGGCAGGCGTAGGCGACGGACTTGTAGAGCTTGTCCCGGTCCAGGTGAAGCCTGCGGCCGGTGACCGTGGTCATGGTGCACCGCTCCGCCAGCGCGAGGCGCTGCATCTTGCGGGCCCACCTCTTGATGCCGGGGAACGCCCGGCTGTAGCGCTGGAGGGTGTCGCGCATAACGTCGATGCCCTGGCCGGTCTGCTTGGCCAGCGTCGCGGCCCCGCCCTGGTACGCGGTCCCCAATCCGGCGATCTTGGCCAGGGTGCGCTGGGCCTTGGTGTAGTCCTCGCCGAACATCATCGTGGCCGCGAACCCGTGCAGGTCCGCGCCGGAGGCGATGGCCCGGATCATCCTGGGCTCCTGGGAGAGCGCGGCCAGCACCCGAAGCTCGACCGCTTGCTGGTCCACCGAGAAGTAGGCGTGCCCCCGCTCCGCGACCACGGCGCGACGGATCTCCCACCCGTGGGAGGGGAGCTGTGCCATCGCCGGATCGGAGTGCGAGGCGCGGCCGGTCTGGGCGCCCAGCGGGTTGATCTTCGGGTGGATGCGGTCGAAGGCGTCGCGGTTGTTCAGCATCGCCTCGGCGTAGGACACGGACCACTTGCCCGCGCGCTTCGCCCGCAGTACGGCGTCCGCGAGGACGTTGGGCTCGCGCATCCCAAGCCGCTGCCAGTCCTGGTCAAGGTCGGCCATCGGCAGCAGCACCGCCTTGGCGACCGACAGCGCCCCGCTGTCCGTCTTCTCGGTGAGCCGTTCGCCCATCCCGGCCAGCGCGCCGGCCACCTGGTCGGGCGAGTTCACCGAGTCGACACCGAAGCGCGCGGCCACGGCCGCGAACTTCTCCTTCTGCCGTCCGAGCCGCCCGATCAGGCCCTCGGTGTACTCGGGGTCGATCAGCATCCCGGTGCGCTGGAGCTTCGCGCACACCAGCGCGAGCCGGTGTTCGTAGGGCAGCAGCGCCGAACGCAGCCCCTCGGCCTTGTAGCGGTCCAGCAGCTTGGGCAGCAGCCGGGCCACGAGTAGGGCGTCGAGCCCGGCGTACAACTCGTAGACGGGGTGCGAGAGGCTGATGCCCGCCCACCCGGTCGCCTTGGTGAAGCCCAGCCCGTTGAACACGCGGGTCAGGTCGCCCTGGGTGTCGGGCGCGGTGGGGTCGACGTACCAAGCGGAGAGCGGTTTGAGGGACAGGCCCACCCCGCCCTCGTAGTCGTGGCGGCTGTCCAGGAGATGGGCGGCCACCCGGGAGTCCCGGGCGCGCGGGTAGAGCTCTTCGAGCCGGATACCGAACTCGGTGTCGACCTTCAGCGCGTCGAACGCCAGGTTGTGCGCCACCAGGTTGGGCAGCGCGGCCAGGGCCTCGATCGCGGCCTCGCGGAACGGCCGGCCGAGTTCGACGGGGATCACCCACGCCGTGTGGGTTTCGCCGAACTGGACGAGGCGTATTCGGTCGGTCCAGGCAAGGCCCGTGGTCTCGGTGTCGAAGCCGATCAGGGTGCCGGCCGCCGCGTGGGTGGTCCACCAGGTGCGGAACTCCCGCAGATCCTCCGCTCGTTCGGGGACCTTGATGACGACCGGCTCTTGGGCCAGTCGGTACGGGTGTACCCGCATGTGCTCTCTTCCTAGTCGTTGGTGGTGTCGAAGATCCCCGGGCCGGACGGCGACGCCTCGGCGGCGAAGCGCACACCGAGCAGCACACGGCCCTTCGTCATGCGGTGCTGGCGGATGCCGCGCTCGTCCAGCGCGGAGATGAATCCGCGGCGGGTCCATGCCTTCTCGCCCTGGGCCTCGGACCAGTCGCGGTAGGCGTTGTAGGCGTCCTGGGCGGGGACGTGGCTCTTGTCGTCGCCGGTCTTCACCAGGACGTCCGTCAGGAACTCCGCCAGGGCGTCGCTGTTCTCCTTGAAGTTGGAGGTGGCGGTCTTGATGGAGTCGGGCTCCTTCAGGCCCTCGGCGTACCACTCCACGGCCCCGGCGACCGCCCAGGCGGCGATCCCTTCGGCCTCCTCACGCAGGTCGGCGAAGATGCCGTGGTCCCGCTCCTCCGGCTTGAAGAAGCGGTCGAACTTGATCAGCTTCACCCGACGCCACAGGCCGGCGTCCTGCGATCGGAAGGCCGGGGTGTGGTTGGAGGCCAGCCACAGCAGGAAGGTCGGCTGGTAGGTGAAGAAGTTCTCGCGCATGAAGCGGGCGGTCAGCTTGTCGCTGCCGGTCGCGCGCTTCAGCACGGACTCGCTCATCGGCTTCCCCGCCTCGCCCTCCGAGGCCATCACCATCCGGGCCCCGCGCAGCGCGGCCAGGTCGGCGGGGATCGAGCTGCCCCGGTCCTCGAACGTCTCGAAGCGCGTCGTCTCGGACAGCGCGCCGAACACGTGGCTGAGGGTGTCCAGGAACACGCTCTTGCCGTTCGCCCCGATCCCGACCAACACCGCGAACGCCTGCTCGGCCGTCGAGCCGGTGATGCCGTACCCGCACAGGCGGTGGATGTAGGCGGGCATCAGCGGCTCGGCGGGGAACACCTCGTCTAGGAACCGCAGCCAACGCGGGGCCTGCGCCTTGGGGTTGTACCTCCACGGCAGGGACTTGGTCAGCATGTCCGCCGGATCGTGCGGCTGGGCCGCGCCGGTACGAAGGTCCACCGTGCAGTCGGCGAACGACAGCAAGTGCGGCCGGTTGTCGAAGGCGTCCACTTCGCAGTGCACACCGCGCACCGACGCCAGCTCGCGCATGAGGTCGTCAATGCGTCGGGCCATGGTGAAGCCCTTCGACGCCTTGGCGAGCGGCAGCGCGGCGACCTGCTTCTCGTACTCGGCGTCCAGCGCGTCCCCGGCGAGCTTCAGCGCCAGGGCCTCGCGGATGACCGCCTTCTCCCTCGCCAGGGTCTCCACCATCGCGGCCCCGAGGTCGTGGGCGGCCTGGCGCACCAGCACTTCGTTGCGAACCCAGTGCGTCCCCGACCAGACGTGGAAGCCCACGCCGTCGGCGTACTTGATGCCGCCCTTCATGAACTGCACCAGGGCGTGGGCGTTGACGATGTCCGAGGCCCCGTACCGGGACGCCGCCTCTCGGTAGGCGGCCACCGCCTGCTCCGGGGGCAGCGTCAACGACGGCCGGTCTGGTTCGAAGGGGGTGGTCAGACTGTCGATGGCGTACGCCGTCATCGGTTCTCTCTCCATACTGCGTAGTCCTTGAAGCCCTCGGGCAGGATCAACTGCCGGGCGTGCACCTCCCGTTCGTGGAGGGCGGCCAGAATGGTCCGGGTGAACTCCCGGCCGGAGCGGTCGTTGTCACCGCACACCCGCACGTCGCGCCCCGAAAGGCCGGCGGCCAGCGCGTCGAGCGTGGCGGGGTCGTTGTTCAGCAGCGCGGCACCGCGCACCCCGATCGCGTTGTAGCCGTCGGCGACGATCGCCAGCGGATCGGACAGACCCTCGGCGACGACCCACGGCGCGCCGGGGTCCGGGCCGGGGAACACCCCGTACCGCTGCCACTCGAACCCGTCGGGGTTGGCAAGCGAAATCCACCGCACCGGGCAGCGCCCCGACAGGTCCCGGCCCTGCGCGCCCCGGGCCACTCCCGCGAAGTCGGCCATCGGCACGACGAGGCGGGGATACCGGACGAACGAGGTCGGAACCCACTCGGGGCACGGCTGCGGGCCGGGCCACCAGCGCAGGCCCAGCCGGTCCTGCTCGCCCCGGGGCAGGCCGAAACGTTTCTGCGCGTAGCCTGCGGCCGGGGCAGCGTCGTCACCGGCCGGCAGAGAGTCCAGCCACACCCGCAACGCCGCCGTCAGGAACGGGGAGACCGGCTCCGGGCGCGCCTCGGCGACGACCGCCAAGCCCTCCGGGTCAACGTTGAACAGGTGCCTCGGCAGGAGGTCCATCCCGGCGACGATGTCCTCGAAGCGGCACCCGGCCCGGCAGGCCATGCCCACCATGCCGCCGCTCTTCAGGTTGATCCACAGCGACGGCTTCCCGTCGTCATGGGCAGGGCAGCGGGCGACCCACTCGCCGGGCTGGTAGTCCCGCCACTCCTCCAGCCGGTCCAGGATCTCTGACATGCGCACAGCCCGCTCCTCAGCCGTACAGCCGCTCGCACAGCGCCTGCCCGGCCGGAGTGGCATGGACGGTCCGGTGGCCGTCCGCGACGAACATGCCCTCGGCCTCCCGCGTCGGCCGGTACATCGCCCGCCCGCCCGGCGTGTGCTCCACCGCCAGGTAGCCATCCGCCACCAGGGCCGGACGCAGCAGGTGATGCGTCACTCCGAGAGCCTTCGCCACGTCGTGCAGCAGGTAGCCGCCCGCGTTCTCGCTCGCAGCCCGCTGGGCCTTGAACGCCGGAGTGATCTCCTCCACCCGGTCGGCCAGCACCTTCATCTGCTCGGCCAGCGCGAGCACCGCCGCATCACGCGTCGGTGCCTCCGCCCGCTCCTCCACGTTCAGCAGGTAGCCGCGAACCTGCCGCGCCACCGGCGAGTCACGCAGCAGCATCCCCACCAGCAGGACCGCACGGCGAGGGAAGAGGGTGACCGACGGGCGCCCCCTGCCCAGCGGGTAGTTGGTGGACACTATGTCCACCAATTCACTCTTGCTCGTCAGGGTACGAAGTCCGTGGTCCTTCAGCTCGTCCTTGTGGCGCTGTACAAGCTTGTGGACGACCTCTGTGTCCACGTTGTAGAACGCGGCGACGCCAGCCCGGTCCACGTGGATGCCGTCCGGCAGGGTGGCCAGCGCTCCGACCTTGTCCAGGACATCGGTCTTCTCGACAAGCCCGGCACGGGCGGCAGGGGACTCGGTCAGAACCATCTCGTTGATCATGTTTCTCTCTCCTTGTGAAACTCAGTAACCAGCGGCCCGGAGGGCCTTGACGATCGCCGCGTGCGTGCGCAGCGAGGTGACGGCGTACCCGTCCTCGGTCTTCGCTCGGGGCCGCTTCACGTACGCGACCCCGAACAGTTGGCCGGCGTTCTTCGCCTCGGCCTCGGCCTGGCGGACGTAGGAGGCGAGGTCGTACGACTTCTCGGCCTTGCACTCTCCGGTGAAGGGGCGCACTCCGAGATCGCCGATGTCGGCCGCGCCCTCCTGGACGTTGCGGCGGACGTTGTCCCCGTCGGTGGGGTCCTTCCAGCGGACTGCGCGGTCGCTGTCCTTCCAGAACTCCCGGTATTGGCCGAGCTGTTCGTTCAGGTAGTCGGCCACCGAGGTCTCCCAGCTGGTGCCTTTCGCCTTGTTGCGGTTGGCCACTAGGCGGTCACCACCGTGAGCCCGGCTCCCCGGAAGACAGCCGTCGCGGCGGCCTCCCAGTAGCGGGCGAAGTCGGCCCGCTCGCGGGCGTCGTGGAGGAAGAGGACAAGGTCCCCGGGGCCTGCGGTACGAAGGTCGCCGAGCGCGGGGGCGATGCCCGCCCCGATGCGGAAGGTCATGTCTCCTCCGGCGGCCGGGGCTCGCGGAAGTCCGCGACGTGGGCGGCGTCGGACGCCCGCAGCAGCCGCGAGGGCCGCACACCTTCGGCGGCGAGCGCCCGTGCTCGGGCGTGCAGGAAGGTCCGGCGCTGCTCGGGCGGGACCTTCCACAGCGGGGTGGAGTGGTCGGTCAACGCTCAGCCCCTCTCCGGCAGATGGGCCCAGGAGGTCCGGTGGGCGATGTGGCGGCACGCGCGCTCGGAGATGTTGAACGCCTCCGCGAGAGCGGACAGGCTGGCGCCCAGGTCGGCGGAGCGGCGGATCGCGTAGACCTTGCGCTCGGTCAGCTTGGCCTGCGAGTTGCGGGTGCCGGCCGACGGCGGGCGCGGCGATTCGCGGAAGGCGGAGCGCATGATCTCCTGCGCCCGGTCGGTGCCGGACAGGGGGTTGATCAGCCGGGCCGGGATCGGCTCGGCGCTGGTCGGGGTCTGCACGGGGCTCTCTCCAGGGAAACGGGAGCGGGACCGGCCTCCGAAGAAGCCGGTCCCGCTGGTGTGGTGCTGCTGGGGGTGGAGCGCCGGTTAGAACGGCGGCTCCTCCTCGATCGCGGCCGACGGGCTGTCGGTGATCGCCTGCTCGTACGGCTTGATGACCTTCACCGCAGCCTTCTGGTAGTCGACATCACGGCCGGCCTTGCTCGTGTACTGCACCCGCTCGTTGATGAGGTGGGCGAGCGATGGGCCGCCGGAGCGGGCCAGCGCGCCCTTCAATGCGGGCAGTTCGGCGATCAGGGACCAGCCCGAGGTCTTGAAGCGGAAGCGGCCCAGCTCCAAGGCATGAGGCAGCGTGAAGTCGATCTCGATGGCGGGCTTGGGGCCCCGCTCTGCCTTCGCGCGGTCCTTCAGCTCGGCGATGGTGCCGGGGCAGCGGCACGGAACGCCGACGTCCTCCGGCGGGCTGAGGAAGGACCGGGTGTCGCAGTGGTGCGCGAGCTTGCCGTTCACCCACTGCTTGAAGTCCAGCCTCACGGCCTCGGGGCCGTCGATGACGACCTCGACCCGGTCGACGTCGGTCTTGACCGCCATGGCGTCCTCGGCCTCGGTCTCCCGCTCGTACGGGGTGCCGCCCAGCAGCTCGGCCACGGCCTCGGCGGTGGACGGCAGCGCGGTGGTCACCATCCACTCGTGCTGGGCGATCGGGAAGCCGCCGTCGGGGGCCGCCTCGTAGTTGCGGAAGACGCCGGCCAGGTCCGGCCGGGCGTTGGCTTCGGCGCGCTCCGCGCGCTCGGCCAGCTCCGGGTCGGAGGCGAAGATGTTGTCGAGTGCGTCGCTCAAGTGCAGTCCGTTCATTCGGGGGCGGGGCCGCCGGTCGGTCGGCCCCGTGGAGGTTGAGCCGGGGCGGTTAACACCGGCCCGTGGGGATTGAGCCGGGGCGGTTAACAGGCAGCTCAGGAGGCACGGCGGGCGGTGCCGGTCTGGTGGCCAGCGTCGTTCTTCCAGGCGACGCGGCCGATGATCCCGGCGTCCGAGGCCCGGTCCTCCGCGAAGCGCTTGCGCAGGGTGAGGAACCGGTCGAAGATCTCGCGGTCGATCTTCACCGGCCGGAACTCGGCCCGCTGCGGGGTGACGTGCAGCACCGCCCCTGCGTCGACCTTCGGAAACGGCACGATCTTGCGGTCCACCGTGATCAGGTCGTCCGCGTGGGCGTACGCGGCGAGCTGAGTGGCCACCGACAGATACACGCTCTTGGAGGTCTTCAGGTCGCCCAGGACGACCTTGCCGTTGATCTTGACGAGGAAGTCGAAACTGCCCGCGTACTCGTGCTCGCGCGACCAGGCGACGTCTTCCGCGTGCAGCAGCTCGGGCTGGTAGCGGTCCAGCCACGCTTCGATGTGCGGCACGTACGGCTCGACGTCGTGGTGCGGGTACGGGACCTCTTCACCGCGCAGGCGCAGCTCGAAGAAGTCGTGGACCAGGCTGCCGACGTCGGCGCGCAGCTTGGTGTACCTCTTCGCCGCGAACTTCAGGAAGTCGACGGCGGCCTGGCGGTCGCGGGAGGCGATGCGCTGGACGACCTCCAGGTCGGTGATGGCGGCCTCGGCCGCCATGCCGGCCGACCAGTTCTGGAGGAACGGCTTCGCCTCCATGTTCAACACCGACGTCACCGAGGGGGCGAGGTCGCCGCTCTCGGGGTGGACGTAGTAGCGCGAGCCCTTCTGGTGGATCGTGCGGACGCCTTCGGACATGGGCTCTCTTCTCTGTTTCGGGGCATGGGAAAGGCCCGCCCCGGGAGGGGACGGGCCTGGAAGTGGCGGGTGGTCAGGCCGCGGTGGTGAGCGCGGGCAGCGTGTCCGCGAAGCCGGGCACCTCCGCCTCGACGCGGGCATTCGCCGCCTGCTCGTCGGCCTCCCGCTCGTCCGGGGTCAGTGGGTCCGGGACGGGGGTGTAGATGAAGACGACGTTCTCGATCGCGGTTGCGGTGCGGTCGATCGCGTCGAAGCGCTCGCGCAGGGTCATTGGGCCTCCAGGGCTTCGCGGATTCGGGTGTGGAAGGCGGCCAGGGTGCCGGTGTTCGCCACGGTGACGTCGGCGTGCTCGGGGCCGAGCTGTTCGCTGGGGTGGTCGCCGTCGGCCCCGCCCCGGTCGATGAACCAGACCGTGAACCCCGCCTTCCGCAGGGCGGCCACCTCGTTGTCGAAGCGCACGTCGGTGACCACGGCCGGACTCTGCGCGGCGGCGGCGGACCGGAGGCACTGGTCGATCCAGAAGTCCGGGTCCACGTGTCGGCGGATGCCCTCGGTGCCGAGCCGCTGCAAGAGCCTGCGGGCCTCCGGGAACCTGTCCTTCACCGTCTCCCAGCCGTAGCGGTCCACCGCGTCGGCCAGGCGCACCGGGACCGGGGCGTTCACCCCCAGCAGCTCGGTGCCCACCATCGGGTCGATGTCGTAGGCCATCTGCTTGAGCGGGTCCGCCAGCGCGAGCCGCACGTACCCGTACTCGGCCAGGACCCCGGCCGTCGTGTCCTTGCCGGATCTCGCCCGGCCGATCAGTGCGATGTTCTTCAAGTCGGCACGCTCCTTCGTACTCGTTAAGCCGCACCGGTTAACAAGCTCCCGAACAGGCCCGGAACGCGAAAAGGCCCCACCCTCCCCGAGATGGGGAAGGCGGGGCCTGGGGTCGGAGATCAGCTCAGCGCGTCCTCCAGCGCGAGCAGCGCCGCACGGGTCTCGCTGAGTTCCTGACGGAGCTGGGAACGGGTCTCGACGTCCACGCCGTCGAACAGGTCCGGAGTCAGGGCGGTGGCAAGCCGGTGAACGGCGTGGACCGCCTCCTCGCCGTCGGCCGGCGCGATGGGCGGCTCGTCGCCGGACAGGAGACTACCGAGCTTCTGAAGCGAGATTCGGTGGTTGTACCGGGCGATGCGGATCTCGCGTTGGGCCTTCGGGATGATCTTGTAGTACTCGAAGATTTCCACAGAGGAGGAGAAGCCTGGGAAGAGGCGTTCGCGCTCTTCGGGGTGGCCATCGAGTTGACGGACGAAGGCGACGCGGACCGGGGAGAGGGCTTCGCGGATTGCCTGGGCCAGGCTCTCCCTTTCCCTCGCCACCTTCTTCCGTTCGTCCATGGGGGCAAGCCGTGGAGGGGCGAACCCGATGGCGTCCAGTAGGTCAGCCATCCATGCCCGCGCCAGTCCTCCACTGCGGCGCAGGTCGGGCAGACCCTTCGGAGTGGTGAACAGCAGCGTCGTCTGGAGCACTACCTCTGCGATCGGGCCGCAGTCGCGTGTCTCCTTCGCTGCGGCGGCCAGTGGCAGCGCCTTGTCCATCAACTCCTGCGCGCCGGGAACGTCGTGCCAGTCCTGCGCGGGCCTTCTCGGGGCCATCGGGTCGGGTCCTCCTTTTAGTGGACAGCCTGTCCACCAATGCTGTTGGTGTTGGACCGTTGTGCAACCAACGGCCCCCACGATCCATTCCACCACGCCCCGCACTGCAACGAGAAAAGGCCCCGACCTGCCCGAAGGCAGGCCGGGGCCCGGGTTCATCGCTTGATCTTCATGCCGTCACTGCCGTACGCGACAGCCGGGCCGGGCGCTTCGTGCGGGCACGCGCAGCACTCGGCGAGCGCTTCGACGCGGGCCGCCTCGGTGCGGGCAGCGTCGGTGGCGTGGGTGACGACGCGCTTACCCGCGGAGTGGCCGGCGGCCAGCGTGGCGATGGTCAGCAGCAGGCCGATGACGGCCTCGTTGGTCTCGATGCCAGCCAGCCTGGGCACGACGGTGCCCAGCGCGGTCAGCGCGGCGACGACGGCCGACCGCGCCTTCACGGGGTTGGCGGTGAGCCAGGTCTTCAGGTCTTCGATGGTGCTCAGCCCTTCAGTCGTGCGACCACGTCGGTGATCAGTGCGGTGCCTCCGGCGAGTCCGGAGGCGACGACGCCGTACCGCCACCGCTCCAGCGCGCGGACGCGGTCTTCGTGGTCTTCCAGGACCGCGTCCACGGTGTCGCGGCTCTGGGCGAGCGAGCGCACGTCCTCGCGCACGCCCACCAGCTCGTCGTAGATCTCGCGCGGTCCGATGACCACGCCGCCGAGCTGGTCGTCTCGGGCCATCAGTAGCCCCCTTCGTTCCAGGCGATCGACTCGAACGAGCCGTAGGTCGCGTTCGCGTAGCGGACCCCGGCGATGATCGAGTCGACGGGGTTGAGGATGTTGCGGTGGCCAGGCAGGGCGTAGGCGTCGAACGTGGGCCGGATGGTCTGGAGCAGGCCGAACGTCCCGCCGTACGCGGCTTCGTTGCTGTCCCAGTGGTTCTCAGCCTTCGGGTTGCCGCCGGACTCGACCATCGCTCGGTGCTCGATCGCACCAGCGGACGGGACGAGGTCGCCGTTGGACCGGAGGATGTCCCGGGCCTGTTCGATCCACCCAGCGAGGTCGTTCGAGTAGCCGGTGCTCGGGGTGGTCGGCACCTGCTCGACCGGCGGGGCCGGGGTGGGAGCGGGTACGGCCGGTGCGGGCGCGGCGGGCTCCGGGACCGGGACGGGGGTCTTCGGCACTGCCGGGCGCGGTACGGGCGCGGAACCGTCGGGGATCACGATCGCCTGCCCGGGGAAGATCAGGTCGGGGTTCGCCACGGTGGACGCGTTGGCGGCGATCAGTGCTTCGAGCGTGACCCGGGAGCACGCGGCGATGTCCCACAGCGTGTCGCCCGGCACGACGGTGTGGACCGGCGGCGCGTCGGCTCCGGCAGTGGCGGTCGGCAGGCTGACGACCTGGCCGACCTCGATCCGGTCCGGGTCGGCGATCTGCGGGTTGGCGTTGACCACGGCGTCCAGGCCGACGCCGTACCGCTTGGCGATGGCGGACAGGGTGTCGCCCCGGGCAACGGTGTGGGTGGCCACGCCCGGGGCCGGGGTCGGCAGCAGGTCCGGTGCCGGGGTAGGTGCCGGGGTCTCGGCCGGGGCGGGCTCGGTCGGAGCCGGGCTCTCGACCGGCGGGGCCGGGGGCTGCGAGGCGACGGCCGACGCGGAGGTGGCCGGCACGGTGATCTGCTGGCCCTCGGTGATCCGGTCCGGGTTGGAGATCTGCGGGTTCAGCGAGAGCAGCCCGGCAACCGTGGTGCCGAGCGCCACCGCGATGCCGCCCAGGGTCATGCCCTTGCGGATGGTGAAGGTGTGGGTGGCCGGCCGGGGCGGGACGGGCGGAAGCGGCTCGGTTGCCGGACCGAAGTCGGCGAGGAGACGCGCGAGCTGCTTGGGGCCGGGGATGCCGTCGGCGTCGGCGGTGTCGCCGAGCTTGAGCTGCCAGGCGCGGAAGCTCTCGGTATCCGCGCCGCCCCAGACCGGGCCGGGGCCCTCGGCGTAGCGGGAGCATCCCGCCCGGACGAGGGCTCGGCCCATGGCAGTGATGTGCTCGCCACGCGAACCCGGGCCGTACGCCAGACCGTTGATGGTGACGGCCTGGCCGCTCGGGGTGCTGGTCCTGCCGCCGCTGGTGGTGAAGGCGGGGCGGCCGACGCCGAGCACGACGGAACGGGGCCGGGTCTTGCGGGCGACGTAGCCCCCGGAGCCCTGGCCCGCACCGTCACCTCGGGCGGTGTTGCCCTCGACAGTCTTGACCTGCTGGCCGGGGGCGGAGTCCTCCAGCACGATGCCGACGTGGTCGGCGGTGGGGCCACCGTCCCAGGTGAAGAAGATGACGTCGCCCCGCTTGAAGGCGGCGTGGCGGCCGTACCACTGGCCCTTGTTGCGGAACGCCTGGACGTGCGAGGGACAGAACGCGTAACGGCCGACGGCTGCGGCCTCGCCGCCCTTGTTGGCGCACCAGCTCACGAACATGTCGCAGTACGGCTCGTGGTTGAAGCCCGGGGCGTACCAGCGCCCGAAGGGGGTGTCGTAGTACTTGCCGTTCGGGGAGAGGCCGCCCCGATAGTTCTGGTCGGCCCACTTCAGGGCTTCGGTGATCATTGCTTCGCGGGAGATGAAACGGGTCCTTTCAATGGCGAAGCCCCGCCCGGGACTTCAGGGCGGGGCTGCTGCGCGGGTTGCAGCGGGGTCAGGCGTAGCCGGGCGGGATCGGCACGGGGGTCCAGGTGCCGGCCTCGGTCGCGGCGGGGGCCTGGTTGAAGGGCAGGGCCATGGCCACGCCGGGATCGACGGTGCCGCCACCGGTGACATCGGTCTTGGCCTGGAGCAGGAGGCGCTGCCACTCGCCGGGCTGGCCGCCTCCGGTGGGCAGGACCCAGTCCAGGCGGACCCATCCGTTGTTGAGTGCGCCGCCGGTGTACTGCCATTCCGCGGTGACCGCGCGGGCCCGGTCGACGTCGAACAGGCGCAGCCAGACGTTGGCGCCCTGCTTGGAGGAGACGCGGCAGTCCAGGCGGATGACGGGGTGGGCGATGCCTGCGGTGGGGATGGTGGCGGCGGCGCGCCAGGTGGTGGCGACGTCCAGGCCGGGACGGTAGGGAGTCATGGGCAGCACCGCGCCGAGCGCGCTGGCGGTGCGCTCCATCGCGGACAGCCGGGTGCCGATCCCCTGGAACTCGTCGGCCAAGGTCGGCCGACCGTAGACGGTCACGCGGCACCTGCCAGCTGTCCCTGGACCCAGTCGTCCACCCGCGCGAAGATCGTGACGGGGACCAGGGCGAGGGTGGTCTCCTCGCCGCTGCTGGTGACCTTGGTGTTGATCTCCTGGATGACGTACTCGGCGGCGATGCCGGGCCAGTTGGCGGTGCGGGCGCGCACCCGGATCTTGTGGCCGACGCGCAGCTCGGCGGCGGAGTACTCACCGCCCGGGTGCAGGGTGACCTCGGGGACGACGAGCGGGAACGCGCCGACGGCGGTCATGCGCTCGGCCTGCGCGGTCAGGGTGTCCACGCGGACGACGCTGTTGTTGGTCTCGACGGCGGACAGGCGCGGGATGCGGCGGCCCTCGGTGGTCTCCAGCGGGCCGTTGTACCACCAGCTCTTCAACTGGCTCCAGCCTTCGCCTGCGCCGTTGACGCCGGTCTCGGTGCACATCTTGTCGCCGTCGGAGGTGACGGAGGTGACGGTGCAGTTGGTGCCGTGCTCCAGGACGATGCCGGTGTCCACACCTCCGGCCGGGTAGAGGAAGCGGAAGCGGTTGCGGATCACGCGGGCGTCCACGTCCCAGTCGTGGTCGATCCGGAAGTCGAAGCCCTTGATCACCGCCCCGAGCTGTTCGACGGCCTCACCCACCGACTTCCACTCGTACCAGGGGTAGGTGCGCTCCCGCCTCACGGACGCCAGGTCCGGGTCGAAGGTGAGCGCGCCGGGGCCGTTGCTGCCCCAGTAGCCGAGCTGGCCGGGGGCGGCCGGCGAGGGGTTGTCGGCGAAGGTCTGGATCAGCTCGCGGGCGATGGTGGTCTGCTCGCGCGGCGTGGTGCCGGTGGAGTACCCCAGGTTGATCATGTTGCGGCGGTAGTACTCCCACAGGCCCACGCAGTCGAGCGTCATCTCCTCGGCGGCCAGGTCCACGGACCAGGTGAGCAGGGGGCCGCCCCACAGGACGCGGCTGCCGCGCTGGACGTGGGCGATGATCCGCCACGGGGAGATCAGCGACCAGTCGAGGCCCGCGAGGGGTTCGGCGGCCAGCGGCACGGTGAAGGAGGCGGAGCCGGGGGCGTTGAGGATGGAGCGGAAGGAGAGGCCCGAGACGGGCAGCTCGGCCAGCAGTCGGCCGCCCTTGAACTCGGAGAGGATCACGCGGTAGCCGTTGTTCTCGCTCATCAGGCCGCCTGGACGATGACGGCCTCGGCGTAGGAGGTCCACGCCGCCTTGAGCTTCACGTTGTTGTTCGCGGTGTTGTCGGGGCGGCAGGTGGTGCTGACGCTCATGGGCGTCCCGGCGGGAACCTTGACGGTTGCCGCTCCGCGCGCGTCGCGGGCGTCGCCCGCGCGGACGTACTGCGGCCGTCCGGCACGGCGGCTCTCCCCGTGTCCGAAGACCACGGGGGTGATCCAGCCTTCGCCGAAGTCACCCTGGTAGGTGCATTCGAAGGTGACAGTCACCAGGCGTGGGTACGGGGCGGCCGGGGCGGTGAAGGTGTGCCAGCCCTCACCTCCCCAGGCGTTCTCGGGGGCCTGGTAGGAGGCGTCCTGGCGGACCGCGCCCGGCAGGACGGGGGCGGTGGTGCCGGGGCCGGTGACCTTGTACAGCGCGGTGGTCACCGAGTCGTAGACCAGACTGCCGGCCGGGGCACCGACGGCGGCCTGGGCGATGCCCTGGGCTCCGGCGGTGCGGAGCTGGCGAAGCGGTGTGGTGTCGAGCTGCCCGGCGACGACGAAGCGCTGGTCCTCGATCCCGGTGATGCCGGTCTGGGCGATGTTCACCACCGCGAGGCGGATGCAGTTGGAGGGCACCGGCCAGTCCTTCGCGCCGGGGGTGGACTCGGCGAGGACCGCGATGGACCAGCCTTTCGCGCCCTCCTTGGTCAGCTGCGTGCCGGAGGCCGCAGCGGCGGCGGCCGGGGCTGCGTAGGGGGTGCCGTCGGCGGCGTAGGTGACGGGCTGCATGTAGCGGTCCGCGGTGGTCTTCATGTCCATCAGCAGCGGGCCGGCCGGGGCGCTGTCGGGGTCGGCGAACGCCACGACCAGGTCGGCGCGGGCGGCCTCGCCCGGCTTGGGGGTGGAGCACTGGAGCTGAATGCTGGCGTCCAGGTTGGCGAAGTGCACCGCGCCCTTGTGGGACACGGCCACGTCGTCGGGCAGCCACACGGAACCGGCGGCGACGGAGACCCTGGGGGTGGGGTTGTCGATCTTCTCGACCAGCAGGGCGGTGGGTCCGGCGACGCCGACGTGGGCGCCCCGGGTGCCGCCGATCATCGTCCGCAGGTCGAGCGCGTCGTAGCGGCCCTGCTGGACGAAGAGCGGGGCGCGGAGTTCAACAGCCAAGAGAGGGGTCCTTACATCCAGGCGGAGCGCCATGAGACGTCCGCCGTGACCCCGTCGGGGCCTTCCAGTACGTCGAGTTGGAGGGTGCTGCCGCCGGGCGGGACGGAGAACCAGAGGGAGGTCGGATCGACCTGCCCGAAGCGGGAAGCGCCGTTGAGGGTGATGCGGCGACGCCCCATGTCGATGACCAGAGCGTCGCCCCGGCCGACTCGCAGGCCCCGGGTAGCGAAGCGCTTGCGCTCGCCGTCGTGGACGAGGGTCAGCGACGGGTCGCGGATCTCGCCGGTGGCCGGGGTGATCCGCACGACGGGCCAGGTGTCGACCGAGCCGGTGTTGGCGATGTCCGGGGCGGAGCGGGTGGCGGGGCCGTTGCCCATGTCGAAGGGGAACGTCAGTGGGAAGATCGGCCGCCCGCCACGGGGGACGGCCACCGCCACGGTCGCCCGCGCCTGGTCGGCCGAGTACAACCGGGGGTCGGTGGCGACCAGTTCGACGGTGACTCGGCGGCGGCCCGCGTGGAACTCCTTGTCCACGGTGACGGCCCGCTTGCGGACCCGGGCCATGAGCCTGGACCGCCCGCCGGCCACCCCGGGGAACGCGAACTCGAACGGCTTCTCCGGCCCGCCCGGGGCGAACGCGGCCAGCAGGTCCGGGACCTCGTGGTCGTCCAGGGCCAGCATGGTCAGGGTGACCGTGCGCGCACCCATGTAGTCGGTGCCCGGGGTCAGGCCGTCGCGCTGAAGCAGCTCGGCGTCCGAGGTCCGCACCTCGGGGGCGTCCAGGAGGCCGCCCACTTCCTCCAGCACGACGGAGGAGTCCTCACCGAGCAGCAGCCCGCCCCACGTCGCCGTCCACGGCGCTGCGGTGTAGGGGTTGCGGGCGCTGGGCTGGCGGCCGATGTCCGGGCGCTTGGGTGGCGGCAGGTCTGGCAGGGTCCGGAAGGTGACCGGGTCCGACCAGGAATCCAGACCGGTGCCGGTGCTGTGGTAGCGGACCCGGTACTCGGTGTCCGGCTCCAGCTGCGGGTCGTCGCCCAGCGGGCCGCCGTCGCCGACCAGGGCGGTGCCCGGCCAGGTGGGGTCTTCGGCGTCGTAATGCGCCTTGCCGGTCTTGGTGTTGGTGGTTTCGACGTCCGTCCACGCGCCCGGCGTCTTCGTGTAGAAGACGCGGGCGGTGTGGGCGGTGACGTCGCCGATGAAGGGTGGGGAGAGAGCCCCGATCTTGCTACCTCCCGGAGGTCTTCAGCTCCCACGCGATCTGCTTGCCGATCTCGTGGGGGTTGGCGTTGGTGGTGGCGTTGACGGTGATGTTCGGGCCGTAGCGCTCCCGGCCTGCGGCCTTGGGGTCCGGCGGGCGCAGGCTGGCTGCGGCGCGCTGGCCGTAGCCGTAGGAGTCGAGCGAGCGCAGCCCCGAGGTAACCGGGCGAAGGGCTTGCTCCAGCGGGCTCGCGTAGGCTGCGGCCGGCATCGCGGCGAACGCCATCGGCGCGGCTATCAGCGAGCGCGGCGCGGCCACCGGGGCGGAGGCGGGGGCCGAGCGGAACGGGTTGAGGCTGTCCACGATCCCGGAGACGATGCCGCCGACGCTGATCGACTTCATGCCGTTGACCAGGCCCTGGATCGCGGACTTGCCCTTGTCGTACAGCAGCGAGCCCAGATCGCCGATCGCACCGAGGATCTTGCCCGGCAGGCTGGAGACGTAGCCGACCACCGTGCCGATCCCGGACGAGACTCCGTCGGCGATCTTGGACCAGGCCGACGAGACGAAGCCGACGCAGGACTCCCAGGCGGACGAGGTCCACGAGGTCACGTTCCGCCAGGCTGCCGAGACGGCCGAGCCGACCGACGAGGCCGCCGACGACACGGTGGAGGTCACCGATGCCCAGGACGAGGCGGTCCACGAGGTCACGGACGCCCAGGTGGACGAGGTCCATGAGGTCACGGACCCCCAGGCGGACGCGACAGCAGAGCTGGCGGACGACGCCGCGCCGGAGACCCAGGACGTCACGGACGACCAGGTGGAGGACGTCCAGGAGGTCACGGACGCCCAGGCGGAGGCCGTGGCGGACGTCAGTCCGTCCCAGGCGGCCTGGACGGTGTGCCAGGCGGCCACGGCTGCGGTCGCCAGCAGGTCCCAGGCTTGCATGGTGACCGAGAAGCCGATCACCAGGGCGCGGAGTCCGAGGTCAACCAGCCGCATCAGGGCGGCAGTTGCCTGCGCGTTCTCCTTGAAGACGTCGAAGAACTGGCGCAGTGTGTCCGCGAACCAGCTGATCGACGCGGCGATCTCGGGGGCGAAGGCGACCGCCAGGGAGGCGATCCCCTGGAGGAAGGCGTCGAGCAAGCCTACCAACGGGCCCAGGATTAGCTGGAGTTGGCCGCCCCCGTTGGACAGGGTGAGGAAGAAGTCCCCCAGGGCAGCACCCAGGGCGACGAGCGCCACCGGCAGTTGCTCGGTGAACGCCTTCATCCCCGGCGAGGACATCGCCGCCGTGAGCTTCGGGAAGAGGACGTCTGTGAAGTCGGTGATCGACTTCACCATGGGGCGTACGAACTGCGCCCCGGCGTTGAAGAACGCCCGGATCTGCGGCTCGGCCTGCTTGAACCAGGCCGTGACGTCCTTGACCGCGCCGCCAAACTCCTTGCGGATGGCGGCAGTTGCTGGCTTCAGCGCCTCCGAGGCGCTGGTCATCGCTTCCTGGGCGGCCTTGCCCAGGGCCTTCATGTTCCCCGCTGCCGCGATGGCGGCGAGGCCGATCGGCAGGACCGGCAGCGCGGCCAGGGCGATGACGGCGATCAGCCCGGAGGCGACGACCGTCACCCAGGAGGCGATGGCGGTGACCGCGACCAGCAGGGGCAGCGCGGCAGCGGCGGACTGGGCGAACCCGGCCGCCATCCCGGCGGCCCCCTGGGCTGCCGAGCTGATGCCCGACCCGATGCCCTGGAGGGCGGAGGCCGTCTGCTCGATCGAGAGGGTGAAGAGCCGGCCGAAGTTGCGGCCGATGTCCGCGACCCCCGAGCCCAGGGTCGCCAGGCCCGACTTGACCCGCTCGAACCCGCCCCGGGCGAGGTGGACGTTGATGCCCAGCCGCCAGCGGCGGCCGGTAAAGCGGCGGATCTGCCCGTCCGCCGGGACCGTGTCGACCTCGGCCCGGATGCGGACCCGTCGCTCGCGGGTGAGGGCGGCGATCCGGGCGGCGGCCTCGCCGGTGTCGGCGACGACGTTGACCCGGACCTGGCGGTCGTGGGTCAGCTCTCGCAGCCGGGCGCTCATGCCCGTGGTGTCGAGGTCGACCTTGACCTTGATCTTGGTGTACTTCTCCAGCATCTCCAGGTAGCGCTTGAGGCGCTGGCGGAAGTCGCTGGTGTCGGGCAGGACGCGTACGTGGACGCGCCCGACCTCTTTGCCGCCGGGGCCGGCCAACGGCTCACCTCCTACGTGAGTCGGACCGGTGCGGGCCTGCCCGGCGCGGCGGAGCGCGCGAGCACGGCCGCCGGTAGGCGGAACGTTTCTGCAAGGGGGGCTGACGCCTCGGCGAGCACCGGACCCCCACCCTCGCCGACCTCACGCTGGAGGGCGGCGGCGAAGGGGCTGGTGCCGGCCGCCGTGCGGGCCTTCTTCGCGTACGGGCGCGGATAGGGCTTCGGACGCTCGACGGTGCGGGGGTTCTTCGCGCTCTTGGCGACCTGGACGTGGGTGAGCGCCTGGACGGCGTCCACCAGATCCGCCAGGACGTACGCCTTGGCGTCCCAGCCCAACGCTTCACGGCCACCGCGCACTGCGGCCATCGTCGCGGAGTCGTCGGGGAGAGTCCCGATCAGGGCGAGGACGTAGCGGGCGGAGTGGCGGCCCCGGACCCAGTCCAGGACGTCCACCCCGCAGTAGCGGCGCAGGTCGGCGGTGATCTGCGCGCCGTACTCGTCCAGCAGCCTGATCAGGCTGCGGCTTCCCCCGGCGCGGCCTGCTCCATCCATGCCTCGACCACGGTCATGGCCTGCTCCAGCGGCAGGGCGTCCACGCTCTCGCGCATGGCCTTCTTGTCGGAGGCGACCGCGACCAGCAGACCGGTCATCGCCTCGATCCGGCGCTCGTTGGACACCTTCTTCGACTGCACCGCGTCCAGCAGGGACAGCGCGGTCTTCAGGTCACCGCCGGGCAGGGCCTCAATACGGCGCAGCCGGACCTTCTTGCCGTTCTTGGCGACGAACTTCAGGCCCTTGCCAGTGTGCTTGCGCTCGGCCTCGGCGGCGAGGTCGGCGAAGTCCAAGGTGGTGCTCAGGGTTGATCTCTCCTAGCTGGGGGTGGTGTGGATCAGGCGGCCGGGGCGGTCAGGCCGGCGGCCAGGTCGAACACGGGAGTGACGGAGCCGAGCGGCGTGCTCTGGTTGAGGGCCACGACGGTGGCCTTGACCGGCATCTCGCCGAGTGCGGCAGGGTCCATGGTCACCGCGTCCGCGCCGATGATGGAGGTCTTCGGGTAGTGCCACACGACGGCCTTGCCGCCGTCCACGGCGGCGATCAGCAGCGCCCGGTTCTGGGCGGTGGGGCTGGTCGGGATCGAGAACAAGCCCTTGGCGTCGAGTCCCTTGTCGGTGCCGTAGTAGAGCTTGTAGGACTCGGCGGTGAAGTCGGACAGGTTGATCGTCACCGCGTAAGTCTTGCCCGGGTCGGTCGTCTTCAGGGACTTGTTCTGCCAGGACCCCAGCACCTCGGGCTCGTCGCCGTCGACGCTCATCTCGATCCCGTTGTCCAGCGAGGTGTTGCCGATGGACTTCCACGTCAGGCCGCCGGGGCCCCACTTGGTCGAGTCCTTCGGGTCGAAGCCCTTGCTCAGGTCCGGCAGCGCGGTACCCGGCGGGGCGACGTAGATGTATCCGGTACCCGGTACCAGGACCGGGGTGTCGTCAGCGATGCTGACTCCCTTCCGGCCCGTCAGCGGGGCCTTGTAGCGATCATGTAGTTGGCCGAGAAGCGATAGAAGCCGGTCTGGGCCTCGGTCATCGGGTCGGTGGTCATGAACGGCCCCGTCGCCTCGCGGAAGCGGGACAGGTAACCGTCTGCGTTGCCGAACTGCTCGAAGGTCAGGCGGACCAGGCCGGCGCGGGCCCGGCGGGCGAGCAGGGAGGCGTCCGCGCGCGAGGTGGCGTAGGTCTGGACGGTGAACATGCCCTCGTCTATGAAGCGCTTGTCCTTCATCACGCCGCCGACCCGGCGGGCGATCACCAGCCCGCCCGTCTTGCGCAGCGCGAGCTGCCAGTCGGTGGGGAGGTAGACCGCGCACCGGTGCTCGGGGAGCACGGTGCGCAGGGCTTCCAGGACGATGCGCTCGGAGTCGGGCATCAGGTACGGCTCGCGGCTCACCACAGGGCGGCCTCCATCGCGTGGATGCCGTCCACGTGGCGGTTCGCGCGGTGGTTGAAGCCGCCCCAGTTCTTGTGAGCGGCCAACGGGTCCTCGTTGACGATGGCGTAGCCCTTGGCGTGCCGCTTGATCTTCAGCCCGGCGATGAACTCGCCGGTCTCGACGTGGAGCGCAGCCTTCGCGGTGATGCGGGCCTTGCGCTCCTCGGCTTCGAGCTTGAGCACGCCCATCACACCGGGCAGGCCCGCGACCACGGCGTCCAGGTCAGGACGGATCTCCGCCACTCTGGCCACCGCCTTCCACGATCACGGTCACGAACCTCATCCGGTCGGAAGCGCCGTGGTGGGCGCGAGGGGCGTCCACCACGGCCCAGCGGGTTCCGGGGTCGCCCTCGTCGGCGAACTCCAGCGACGACCACTTGTCGATCACCACGTCCGGCGGGAAGAGCACCTTGCGGCGCACGGGCGGGGACCAGCCGACCTGAGCGCCGACCGGGGCACGCCAGCCCGCCGCGTCGCCGACCGGGGCGACCCACGCCGAGTAGACGGCGCTCGGCCCTGGTGCCGGCCGACGGTCGCCGTAGCCGTCATCGACCATGCGGACCGTGTGGACGGTCACCCGGGTTCGGCCGCGCTCCAGGAGGCTCACACCGGCCCCCAGGCGTCCTCGGGGTCGGGGAACGGGTAGCCGGTGCGCAGGCCGCGCGAAACGGCCGAACGCTGGCCCTGGACGGACTTGAGACCACCGCGGCCTGCTACCCGCTCGATCAGCGCCTGCTCGCCCCGGGTGAGGGCCAGGCCCATCGGCGAGCCGTCCGGCATCCGGTAGGAGACCTCTCCGGCCTGCTCCTGCACGTACCCCTCGGGGTTGCGGAAGCGGCGGTCGGCGACGGCCAGGGCCAGGGTGCGGATCACCGGCGGGTGGCGCTGCGGGGTCCAGGCCCGGTGGCCGGTGGCGGCGATCACCCAGAAGGCGTCTTCGAGCGCGGCGTTGGCCCGCTCCCAGTCCGGGGTGCCGGAGGCGGGAGCGGGCTTGCCCAGGCGCTTGAAGAGGTCGGCGACGTCCAGCGCCACGGGCCCCCCTTACTTGGCGACCGGGGCGGTCGGCTCGCCGGTGAAGGTGACGCGGATGCCACGGACCTTGACCAGGTTCTTCGGGTCCTGCCAGTTGGTCTCGTTCTTCTTCAGGTCGGTGACCAGGGTCGCGCCCCAGTACGAGGAGAGGAACGAGCGCTCCATCGCGGCACCGGAGTTGTAGTCCTTGATCCAGCGCAGCGCGAAGCCGTCAGCGGCCTGCCGGCCGCCCTTCGCGGACTCCGGGACCGACGGCGCACCCGAGACGAGCTGGATCGCGGAGCGGTGGAAGGCGTAGACACCCAGCGGGGCCAGGACGTCGTTCGTGGACTCCACGATGTCGAAGCCGTACAGGTTGCCGATGGTGGCCTGACGGATCGCCGCGCCGCCGTTGGCGGACTCATTCGCCCGGGAGATGTTCGGGTCGTTGAGCACGTAGTACGCGGCCTCGGAGCCGAGTACGGCGGTGCGGCCCTCGGCGGGGACGTTCTCCTTGTTGAGCTGCACGCGCAGGCGCGCCAGGCTCTTGCGGATTATCTGGCCGGCCTGCTCGTCGCTGGTGGCCTTGGTTAGGTCCACCGGGATCTTCGCGGTGGCCGCCACGTCGGGGAACTCGGTCATCGCGCTGGCGACCTTGTCCTCAAGGCGCTCGGTGATGCTGTCCACCTGCGGCACCATGACCTGCTCGCCGAACGACAGGAGGTCGAGCGAGAGTTCAGCGTCGGACAGGTCCACCGCCGAGTAGGCGTGGGTGTCGAACTTGACCGTCAGCAGGCCCTCGTTCAGGTTCTCCGACTGAATCCACGTGGCGGTGTCGTTGAACTTGCGCTTGGCGTCGATCCGCTCCTCGGCACCCTTGAGGCGGGCGGGGCGGCGGATCGAGAGCACCTGGCCGGTGGCGTTGACGAACTCCTCGGCGGCCCGGCGGTCGAACTTGTGGGCCAGGAGGACGGAGTCCTTCAGGTTGGCGATGGCCTGGGTGACCAGCTTGTCCGGGTTCTGGAAGGCATTGGCACGTGCGGGGTTGAGAGAGATGGCGCTGTTCCTCGGGAAGACGGAAGGCCGCCCCGGGGCGGGACGGCCTATGCGGTACGGGGGTCTCAGATGCCGAAGCGGCGAAGGCGCAGCTTCTCGGCCAGGCCCTTGTACGGGTCGGGCTCGGAGTGCGGGGTCAGCCCGCCCGCGCCCAGCAGCGGCTTCGGCGCGGCGACTGCGGCCAGCTGCTCGGCGTGCGCGCGGACTGCGGCCTCGTCGGAGCCCTGGACCAGGGCCGCGAGGACCGGCGGCAGAGCGTACTCGGCGGCGATCCGGTCACGGAGACCCTGCTCCTGGAGCTGGGCGACCTGGGCCCGCAGCTCGTCCGCCTCGACACCGGCCTCGGTGGAGCGCTCGCGGGTGGCGTCCAGGTCAGCCTGCATCTTTTCGTACAGCGCCTTGTAGTCCGGCTCCACCGGCTTCGGGGCGGGGCTCTCCTCGCCCTGCGGGGCCGGGGCCTCGGCGGGCGGCTCGACGGCCGGCGCGGTGGACGGCGGGGTGGCCGGGTTCGCCACACCGCCGGGGATCGCCTCGGACGGGGTCGGGGTCTGCTCGGTCAAGCTCTCTCCTATGTCTTCGTGGTCTTGCCGTAGTAGGTGCGCCAGTCCGCCAGCGACCCGCCCCCGAAGTCGCTCCACATCCGGGAGAACGTCCCGTTCTCGGCGGGGAGTTGGTAGCGGCGGGAGAAGATCGGGACGGCCTGGCAGTGGCAGTGCGGGTGAGCGCCGAACGCGGCGGTGCGCTTGGACTTGTAGACCGCGCCTCGGCCGGCCATCAGCGCGCAGAAATAGCAGGGGCCCGCGTCGGTGACGCGGAAGTAGCCGATCGCGCCGGGGTCGTCCTGCAACGCGGTGTGGATCATGTCCCGGCCGCCGTCCTGGACGAGCATCCCGCCCGCCCCGGTACTGCCGGTCTTCACCGACTCCAGGAACTCCTTCTCCCAGGCCACCAGCTCCGCGTCGTCCAGCGCCGCCGAGCCCCGGCCGGCGCGTTCGCGCTCGTGCTTCTCGACCCGGACGGCGACCTCATGGCGGAACGTTTCTTCCGCCCTGCGTGCTTCGCGCGCCAGATCTTCGGTGGGGAAGGGGTTGCGGGTGTCCACCGGCAGCTCCTCGCGCGGACCGGAGCCGGTCCGCTTGCCGGAGGCGCGGTTGAAGTCGGCCCACAGGGAGCCGAGCGAGGAGTTCGGGCGGTATCCGGGGCCGCCAATCACCCGGCCGGTCTCCAACGCCCGGACCAGCCGGTAGAAGGCGGCCGACAGGCCGTAGGAGGCCGCCGCGGATTCCCGGATCGCCGCCGCGTACTCGGCTTCGAGCTCGGTCAGCGAACCGGCGATCTCGCGGGCCTCGACGGCGGCCAGCACCTCGGCCCAGCGGGCGGCGAACTCACCGGCCAGCGCTTGCTGCGCGAGCTGGTACGCGGCCACCGCCCGCAGGATCTCGGCCGTTCTTGGAGTCCACGCCACCGGCTGTCGCCTCCTTCTGCTGCTTCAACGCCTCGGCCTCGGCGGCCTCTGCCTTGCGGGCGGCTTCCTCGGCGGCCTTCACCGCCTCGTCAATGTCGGCCTGGCTGAAGCCGGGGACCTTGCGCAGTGCGACGCTGAGCGGGACACCCTGCTGCATGAGCTTGACCATCGCGTCGGCGGCCTGGGCCAGCGACCGGATCGACTTCTCGGCCCACTCGACCTGGCTCTCGTCCTGCTCGATCTCGCCCCGGCCGGCCGCGACGGCGCACAGCCGGAACACCGACTCCCACGACTCGCCCAGCGAGTCCTGGAGCGTGGACAGGAACCTCTTGAACGAGGTCTCGGCCGCCGCGAGGGCATCGGCGGAGAGGTTCACCAGGTTCGACCCGGCGAGGTAGTGCGGCGGCACATCGGCCAGGCCCATGATCTCCTCAACGGTCTGACGGCGGGAGGCCAGCAGATCGCCGGTCGGCATCGCGGGCAACTGCCCGAACTTCGCGTCGGAGTTGGGCGCCATCAGCAGCGTGGACGGGTCCAGGGACGGCACGTCGTACACCGGCTCGCCGGTCTCCGTATCGCGCAGCGGGTCACCGGTCTCCGGGTCCAGGCGCTCGGAGGGTGCCAGGCCGGTGGCGAAGCGGATCGCGTGGGCACCCCAGTGCTCGTTGAGCAGCAGACTCAAGGTCTGCTGGTTGAGGCGGTCCTGCGAGACGATCAGCGGCTCGACCAGGCCCCGGGTGCGGCCCCGAAGGTCCACCGACGGGGAGAACCGCACGACGGGGCAGACGCCCATGCCGTGAGGTTCGGAGGCGAGCACCGCGGAATCAGGCTCGGCGTCCAGGTCGACGGTGTACTTCGCCAGGTCGTCCCACAGGTAGGCGAGCGTTCGGTGCTCGTCGGGCTGCTGCTCGGGCACGTGCAGCGCGTACACCGGGAACTCGTCCCAGGCCGGGTCGGCGTAGACGGCCACCGTGCTGATCGCGTCGTACGCGCGGATCAGCGGCTCCCGGCGGCCCTTGCGCGGGTCGGGGGTGACCACGACGTACGCGGCCCCCGAGGTGAGCGCGGCCCGGTGGACGGCGTTCTGCCGCTCGTCCAGCCGGTTCTTCTGCCAGTACTTCCACTCGTAGGCGTTCTCACCGCTGCCCGGCTTGCGGAAGCCCTGGACGCGCAGAGCGTTCAGCGGGGCCTCCACCGCCAGGGAGGAGACGTTGACGATCGAGCGCTTCACCAGGTCCTTGAACTCGCTGTTCGCCTTGGCCGGCATCCACGGAGCGCGGTGCAGGCCCCGGGCGTAGCGGTCGACCAGGTTCAGCCGGTCGGCGTCGCGGTCGACCAGGCCCTTGGCGTGCCGGGCACGCTGGAGTACGGCGGGGAGGGACATCAGAACCCTCCTCGGGTCTGTAGCTGGCCGGGGGCCTTCGGGGGCTTGAGCTTGCCGCTCTCGGTGAGGCGGCGGTGGGCGATCCAGGCGAGGACCATGCAGGCGTACAGGTCGACCTTCAACCTCGACTCGCGCGACTCCTTGCCGAAGCTGAAGCCGTACTGGTTCGGGCGCTTGCGGGCGTTCATGGAGTGGCGGGTCAGCGAGTAGTCGCGCACGTGCGGCAGGGCCACCGTCTCGATCGCCCCGACCAGCGCCATGTGCTCGACGGTGATCTCTCGCTGGTTGGCCCGCATGTCGTAGCCGACCGTCGACTTCCCGGACGCCTTGATGAGCAGCTTCGGGCCGTACTTCTCCGACCAGTCGGCGATGTAGGACTCCCAGCCCGCGACATCGGCGAAGAACGCGACGACGGTGTACTTCTGGAAGACGTGGGCCACCATGTCGTTGACCTCGGTGCCGTCCACTTCCCAGTTCTTGCCGGCCGGGCCGTCGGGCTTCTCCCACAGGGCGAGCTTCTGGACCGTCTTGTCCCGAACGCGCATGGCCAGGAGGCCAGTTGAGTCGTCCGTCTTGCCGCCGTCGAAGGACAGCACGATGCGCTCGCCGGGGCGTATGCCGTCGGCGGGCTCGACCGTGGCCAGGTCCCAGGTGTCGCGGTCCACCAGCGCGTCGTCATGGCTGGAGAGCTGGTTGAGGTACTTCCGGCGGCTCTCGTCCTCGGACGTGCTGGCCGACCAGATGTCCTTCATCACCCGGTCCGGGTTGATCCACACCGAGTCGCCCCGGGCGCACAGGATCGCTGCGCGCAGTTGGTCCTCGTCGGCGAGATCGACCCCCGGAGGGGCCTCCACGCTGTCGTAGTAGATACCAGCGTCGCGGTTGACCCCGTCGCGTTGCTTCTCGAAGGCGTACCAAGTGGTCTCGGCCACGCTTTCCTCGCCGATGACGGGGGCGTTGGTGATCTCCAGCGTCCGGCCGCCGACCTTGGTGGCGTTGGGTCGGATGGTGGCCGCGAGGCGGGGGCCTCCGGTGGCGGCGACCCAGTGCCACGTCTCGTTGAGCAGGGAAAATGATGGGCGCCCGCCCTCCGCAGCGCGGAAGGAGCTGGCCTTCGCCTCCAGACGGCACTGCCGGCCGTCGGTGTCGACCTGGCTCGCGTAGCAGACCTCCTGGCCGAGCTTGATCGCGTACCGGTCGATGGCGGCCTGGCTGAAGATCGTGGAGAACGCCGACATCGTGTTGACGTTCTGGCCGGCCGCCGTGGCGAAGATCTGCACCCACGCCTCTTGCGGCGGTCCGCCGATCGGCGAGCCGTCGGGGCGGAAGCCGACCAGGCGGCACGGGCCGACGAACTCCATCGCGCAGACCGACGCCATCTTCGGGTCCTTGCCCCACCCCTTCAGGCGGCGCAGGGTGCCGGACTCCCAGCGGAAGGCGCGACCCCAAGTCTCGGGGTCGTTGGGGTCCTCGGGAACGGCGTCGTCGCTCAGCTCGTACCAGCGGGCCAAGATCCTGACCTGCTCCGGGGTGTACTTCCAGTCCGGCCGGAACGCGTAGGCGCTCCAGCGCAGCAGCTCGCCCGCGAGGGTGCGGTGCGGGTGCGGGACGGTGTCCGCAAGGGTGCGGACCGGCTCGTAGGTGATGGTCAGGACGGCCACCTCCTACGGCTGGGCTGCCTCCTGGCGGGCGCGCAGCTCCAGGGCTTGGGCCATCGCGGCGGAGACGTGCTCACCGGCCTCGAACGGGCGGGTCATGTCGTGAGCCCACAACTCCCGGGCCGTCTCGTGTGGCACGGCGGCGTCCAGGCAGGTCTGGTAGTAGGTGATCGTCCGCGCGATGCGCAGCGACTCGTCCGAGGGGCCAGAGGCCCGGGTCTTGCGGCGTGCCACGGCGGGCTCCTCTCAGACTCGGTTGCCCCAGCGGGCGCCCACGGCGTCGCGGGCGTTGTGACCTCGGCGGTTGCCCTCGCCCTCACCGCGGATCTTGGCGAGGTGGCCGGCGGCCTGGGTTCGGCTGAGCTGGGCCTGCGCGATTCCCGGGTGCAGGACCATCATTCCGGCCCGGTTCCCGCCGGGGATCATCTGGCCTTCGCGGCGAACCACGGCGTCGAGCTGGGCGGCGCGCGCGAGCATCGGCGCGGCGATGTCGATCAGCGCGAGGTCGGTCGGCTCAAGGTCCAACTCGGTCTCGTACAGCTCGACCAGCGCGGCGCGGATCTTGGCCGCGTCCTTCTCGGTCGGGTCGACGTTCAACGGACCTCCCCGGGGTGCGTGCGGCGGTTTCGGATGGGCTGCCAGCGGTCCGCGGTGGCCCTCCGGCGGGCTCGGCCGGCGTCGGCGGCGTCCTTGCGCAGGACGTGCCAGTCGCACAGGGCGCGGAGGTTGGCGGGGGTGTCGGAGCCGCCTTCGGAGGCGGGGACGACGTGGTCGCAGTGGCGCGCGGGCTCGCCGCACAGCTCGCCGGTGTCGTACCTCAGATGTCGGCACATCCAGGCGTCGCGATTCAA